GAAGAAATACTCAATCTTCTCTCCAACGGTTGGTTTAATCATGTTTTTTGTATCCATAGTAGTGCCTCCTAAGCGTGTAATGGGTGTAAACAATGTCTTCATGCCTCTAAATATGCCACCACTATATGTTGTGGTCAAGCAATTTCGTAAAAATAATTAAAATAATTTTTTAAGGCTATTGAGATGAAATGATCCTCATAGTATCTTTTGATGATCCCAACACAATTGAATGACATGGAATTACAGGAACTTAAAATGCGATTAGATAACCTTGAAAAGAAAATGGATGAGGTTGTGTCTGCGGTAAATATTCTGCCAAGAATAGAAGAGAGGATGATCAATCAAAAGCATGATCTTACAGATCACGAACAAAGACTCAGGAAGCTGGAAGAAACAGTGAGCACCAACAGTGTTTATAGAACGTGGGGAGAGCGTGCAGTTTTTGTCATTATTGCTTTGGCTCTTGGCGGAATGAATCTATGGAAGTAATTCACTAAAATCGACACCAAATATTCAGTATTTAAAAGGGCTCCAGCCATTTTGTAGAAATATGAATTGGCTGTTAAAAACCCTCAAAATATGCGACAATTCAGTCATGAAAGCATTACTAGAAAGATTCGCATATCACCCTGAAGCAACGCTTGGAAAGCTCACCGTAGGAGACCAAGAATTCTATGTTGCTGAGCGCCCTTGGCGGGGAAATAAAAAGAACATCTCCTGCATCCCAAATGGCACATATACATGTAAGGGATATGCCTCTCAAAAGTTTGGTGAGACATTCATAATAGAGAACGTGCCCAACAGAACATACATCCTATTTCATGCTGGTAACTTCCCTGAGAAAGACTCAGAGGGATGCCTGCTGGTAGGTGAATCAATCATGGCAGGAAAGCCAGCCGTAAGCAGTAGTAGAAAAGCAATGGAACGATTAAGGGAAACCCTAAAGGAAACCAGTAACTTTGAGCTCACAATCGAGGACAAAACTCCCTACGATTGGTCTGAATAAGACTTGCACTAGATGCAATAAAACAAAAGACGAATCGCGCTTTGAAACAAGCAAGGGTCAGCGACTCAATATATGTCGCCGGTGCCGTTCCGCGGGGAAAAGAAAAAGGATCAGCGCCACTCCATATTCTTACCTATCTCACCTCTTCTCTCATATAGGGTATAGCAGAAGACAGACACACTCATTCAAGATAACAAGGGAAGACCTCTATGCTATCTACGATAGACAGAATGGACTATGTGCTATTACTGGTCAGAAGATGACATACATAAAGGATGGCAAAGGAAAGCGTGAGAAGACGATGGCAAACATCTCCATTGATCGCATAGATAATGACGGACCATACGCTCCTGAAAACATCCAGCTTGTATGCTTTGCGGTGAACATAATGAAGCACACTCATAGCATGAATGAGTTCCTGAAATGGTGTAAACTTGTAGCTAAGAATAACTAGGAGAAAGACTATGTTGAAAGACAAAACTTATAGTCAGAGAAAGGCTGAATTTGTTCAGCATTATTTGACAACAAAGAACGCGACTGAGGCTGCAAAACGCTGCGGATATTCAGAGAAGTCTGCATACAATCAAGGGTACAGACTCATGAATGATGATGAGGTTCAAAAAATGCTTGCATTTGAACTAGCAGAGTCCAAAGAAAGGCACTTACAGGACCATGACGCTTTAATAGACAGGCTGAAAGAAGAAGCGCTGGGTGATGTTCATGGTGCAACCGCAGGCTCTAGAGTAAAGGCTCTCGAGCTTCTAATGCGTTTCTATAATATGCTGGACACCAACCAAAAGGTCGAGCTATCTATGAAGGAAAGCTGGTTTGAAACAGTTGATCTTGATGAAAAAGAGAATCACCTAAAAGAGGTGAGTGGCTTTAATAAGGACCATCATTAAAAAGGACCCAATGCTCGCAAACCCGCACTGTTAAAGGGGCGGGGAGTGCTGGACAGGGTACCCTATATACATATATACCCCCAAGGGACCATAGGGGGGGGCTGTTTTTTGAGATTTTTAAATGGAAAAAATAGAAACCAAAAAAATTATAGAAGCATTTAAAACGAATCTCACCGTTTATGCGAAGAACTGCTTAAACATCATAGATAAGCAGGGTAAATCTAGACCGTTAATTTTTAACGAAGCGCAGCAAACTTTAGACAAGATGATTAATGAGCAATATGCTCATCATGGCAGGGTGAGAATGCTCATCTTAAAGTCTCGTCAGACGGGTATATCGACCTATTGTCAGGCGCGTGGATTTTGGAAGACAGTTACTAAAAAAAATCAAAACGCGGTAGTAATATCTCACCTCACAGATTCGACCAAAGCGATCTTTGGAATGGTAAGAAACTTCTATGATAATTTACCGCACCCTTTAGTTAAACCAGAACTAAAAGAATCTACTACCACATCGTTAGCTTTTACTCACGGATCACGTTGGAGGATAGCAACAGCGCGTACAGGAGAGGTCGGACGTGGTTGGACAACAAACTACTTGCATGGATCAGAGGTAGCCTTTTATCCAAACAGTGATTTGATACCGGGACTTTTGCAAACAGTTCCAGAGCTTGAGTCTGAGATTATGCTTGAGTCCACCGCGAATGGAGCCGGCGGATGGTTTTACGAAGCATGCATGCGAGCGCTCCGGGGTGAAGGCGAGTGGGCGTTGTGCTTTATACCTTGGTTCATGATGCCGGATTACCGCCGCAAGGTTGATAAATATTTTGAGATGACCGAGCAAGAAGAACATCTTGCAGAGTTGCATGATTTAGATGAGGAGCAAATATACTATCGCCGTTTAAAAATACAGGACCTAGGCTCAGAAGATTTGTTTAGGCAAGAATATCCCTCTACCCCGCAAGAAGCGTTCCTCACCACCGGACGTTTATTTGTTGAGCCAAGATATGTAGACGAAGCAGCCATTGAGTGTTATTCCCCGATTGAGCGCCTCGATGTAAGAGAGGAGGGATTCTTTAAACATGAGAAAGGGCTTCTAAAAATTTTCGAGCATCCAAGGGATGCTATGAGATATTGTATTGGGGTTGATGTTGCGGAGGGTCTCGCGCACGGAGACTACTCAGTCATACAAGTACTAGATCATATAGGCAATCAGGTTGCCACATGGAGCGGACACGTTGACCCGTTTGACTTAGCGCATATAGTTTCAAGCGTAGCTATGTACTATAACAAGGCGTGGACTTTAGTAGAGCGCAACAACCACGGGCTTACAACCATAAGAAAAATGCAAGAGATGGGCTATCCAAACCTGTATGTTGAGCAAACCGTAGATGATGCATACGTTGATAAGATGACAAGGCGTGCGGGTTTCTTAACAACAAGCAAGACAAAACCGTTAATTATTGATAACTTAGTACACTTATTGCGACAAGGAGAATCTGGGATCGCTGATATAGAACTTGTTAATGAAATGAGAAACTATGTTGTAGACGCCAGAGGAATTACAAATGCGCAAGAAGGATGTTATGATGACAGAGTAATGTCTTATGCAATCGCGTTGTTTGGTTTAAATTCAATGCCAAGAAAACATAGGCAAAACTTTAAAAGAAAAAAGAAAAACTATTTTTAATATATGAAAGACATAAGCAAAAAAGAGTTAGGACCAGAGGGGATAGCCGCAGCAGCGGAAGCAGATGAAGAACTTCAACATCATTTAGATGGTCTTGGCGGAGAGTTACTCTCAAAATTTACAGAATACAAAGATGCTAGGGATGAGATTGAGGGCAACTGGATTGAAGACCTTAGAGCATTTATGGGACAGTACGATCCTGAAACACTATCCAAAATTCAAGAGAAGGGGGATAGATCACAGGTGTATGTTGGTCTTACAAGAACTAAGGTACTAGCAGCCTATTCAAGAATTACAGATTTGTTGTTCCAACCGGGACAGCAGTTCTTTATGATTGAGCCAACACCCATATCTAAACAACCAAGACTTGAAAGAGAGCTTACAGAAAAAGCAGCGTTGGAGATAATGCAGGTTGCAGAGACAACCGACCCGATAGAAGTAGAACCAATTATTCAGGCTAGGTTTGAAGAGTTAAAAAAAGAAATAGAAGATGAAACTAATTTCCGTGTAGAAAATATGAGCGAGGCTATCTTGGATCAAGCTATTGAGAGTAATCTTGAGGGCAAGATGAAAGATGCAATCATGGAGCAGGTTATCTTTGGAACCGGAGCTATGAAAGCTGGAACCTTAAGAATCGAAAAAGATCATAGGTGGATGAAAGGCTCAGAAGGATTTGAGTTGCTCTATGAAGAAAACTTATTTCCTGAAATGGAAGCTGTTTCAGTCTTTGATTTATATCCCGACCCTTACGCAACCAGCGTAGAAGACATGAGGTCTTTATTTAGAAGACATATTATTTCCAGACAAGACTTTGCTGATTTAAGGGACTTCCCCGGATTTAACATTGATGCTATTAATGAAATTATTGATGATCATCCGGAGGGCAATCACACCGAAGAACAGCATGAGAAAGACAGAAGAAACATTGCAAAGGTTAATGAATATTCAGAGAACACAAATAAGTTTGAGGTTTTAGAGTTTTGGGGATCAGTCAATGGGCACGACCTAGAAGACTATGGAATAGAGTTTGGTCCTAGCGATAATTTAAATGACGAATTTCATGCAAACATTTGGATATCATCCGGCATTGTAATTAAAGCACAACTCAATCCTTTGCCCGGCGGGATCATTCCTTACAATATTTTTCCTTATGAAAAAAACCCACACCAGTTCTGGGGTACTGGGGTGCCTCGTATGATGAGGGACTCACAAACAACAATGAATGCAGCAACAAGAATATATTTAGATAATGTTGCATTGTCTTCAGGACCAATGGTTGAGGTTAATACCGACATCATGGCTTCGGGAGAAGACCCAACAGACCTATACCCTTGGAGAGTATTCCTTAGAGAGGGCGGAGATGGTAATCAACCCATGGTTAGATTCTATCAACCTCAATCAAACTCACCAGCATTAGTATCTGTTATTGAACTCTTTAGAAGATTTGCAGATGAAACAACTGCGCTTCCTTCTTACACACACGGACAAACACAATCATCTTTAAATAGAACTGCTACAGGTATATCAATACTTATGAGCAATGCAAACATTGTTCTTAAATCAGTGATTAAAAATATAGATGATTATTTAACCAAGCCTTTAATTAGGTCCTTATATGATTGGAACATGACGTGGAACGAAAACGAAAATGTTAAATCAGATATGAGGATTATTGCCAAAGGTTCAACCGCTCTAATTCAAAAAGAAGTTCAATCACAAAGACTTCTACAATTCCTATCATTGATCAGTAATCCATTGGATGAGGCTATGATTAATAGAGAACCTCTATTAAGAGACATAGCAAAATCATTAGACATTGATCCAGATGAGGTAATTAAATCACAAAAGGAGTTAATGAATGAGCAGGCACTACAACAAGCTATCGCCGGAATGCAGCAAGGCGGTGAAACTAATCAAGTCGCAAATGGGGAAGGAGTGGTCGGTCCTGATGCAAGAAATGGAACTCCTGCGCCAAATGGAGCGGGACCTGTTGGAAACAACGGAGGACTACCGCTTTAGTCAAGGTCGTTGCGACATACTTAAGTTTATAGTATCTTTAGATACAATTGCCGATAAGGTAATAAACTCGTTAGGCTCCCGGAGGGACACACCTAACATTTATAAATAATTGATCGATACCCGAGAGGACCGAAAGATGGAAAGAGAAAAGACTAAAGGCGAGTTAATCGCTGAAAGGCTAGAACAAGAAGCTGATGAGATGATGAAGCAGGTCGCTGAATCTCAACCGGAATCTGAAGTTGAATCAAAGGGGTTAGCTACTCCGGAAGAGGAAACCGAAGACACACCAGAAGAGGTAACAGAAGAACCAGTTGAAACTTCACCCGATGAATCTCAGGATACAGAAGAAGACATAGATCAGCCAGAGATAGAGGTTCAGGAAGACGAAGACAAATCTGATGACAACAGTTTGTCGGCTGAACAGTGGGAAGAACGGTACAAGAATGCGCAAGCAAGAATGACCAAGGCTACCCAAAAGGAGAAAGAGTTAGAGTCAAAAATTTCGGACCTATCTAATAAGATAACCGCAATGGAGACTATGAAATCTGAGACTCGTATTGAGAAGCAGAGAGAAGAGGTAAACGTAGACCTCTCCGGTATAATGAAAGATTACCCGGAGATAGTCGAACCGCTTCAGAAATATGTTGATGCTCGCATCGCATCTGTGGACGCAAAAGTATCTCAGGCTTCAGAAGAATTGCTCAAGACTCAAAAAGAAGAAGCCGATAAAAAGCATTTTGGCAAAATTGCTGATGCACATCCGGATTATGAGTCTGTCGCAAAAACAGAGGATTTTTCTTTGTGGCTCGATAGACAATCCAGAATGTGGAAAACAGCAGCCTCCGATGGAGATGCCGATGATGTCATAGCTGTGTTATCTAAGTTTAAAAACGAATTTGGACTCTCTTCCACAAATGTTTCTAAAGAAGAGTTAGTAGAGAAGGCTAAACAAAATGTTGAACCAACTCTTTCTAAAGCTAGGAAACAAAATATTGGAAGTAGTAAAAAGATTTGGACGGCTAAAGAAATTGGCAAGATGAGCGATAAGCAATATGCGAAGCACGAGAAAGAAATTGATCAGGCTTCTGCCGAGGGAAGAGTCAGACCTTAAATTTTTATTACATAATTTTAAAAAATTAATGTCCGAAAGGACGAGGTAATAAAATGGCATATTCAACTAGTAGTGGAAGTTTTTCTTTCGCAACAGGTGAAAATCACTTTATTCCAGAAGTATTCTCTAAAAAACTTCAAGCCAAGTTTTATGCTCAGACCATGCTGTCAGAGGTAACAACTAACGAGTACGAAGGTGAGATTTCTGGAATGGGTAACAAAGTAAACATAAGAACAGTACCAGCAGTAACAGTTGCTGACTATACAGGTTCTTTATCTTACGCTGATGTTACATCAGGAACCATCGAGCTAGATATTAACAAGGCTAAAAGCTATGCTTTTAAAGTTGACGATATCTTAAGAGTACAAGCCGATATTGATTTCATGAACGAGGCAGCAGGTGATGCAGCTCAGAACATGAAGATCGCTATTGAGCAAGATGTATTTGCAAACGTGGCAGCGGGATCATCTTTAACAGATATCAACAATCCGTCAAACACACCAGCAACCATTACATCAAGTACTGTTCTTGGACACATCCTTGACGCTGGAGAGCAGCTAGATGACAACAACATTCCTGAAGAAGGAAGGTTTATGATCATCAACCCAGCTGTTGCTACTTTGATCAAGCAATCAGAGCTAAGACAAGCTTACTTAACAGGTGATAATGTTTCACCATTAAGAAATGGCTTTATTGGAAAAATTGATAGATTCAACATGTATGTATCTAACAATTTGTCAACAGCATCCAGCATAACATCTGGTCTGTATGGACATCCAAAAGCTATTGCTTATGCTTCTCAAATGACTAACACTGAAACTGTAAGACTTGAGTCTTCATTCGGTGATGGTGTGAGAGGTTTAGCTGTCTACGGATACAAAGTTATCCTTCCAACAGCTATTGGCGAATTCAAGCTCAAAACAGCTTAATTTGATTTAGGGGGTCTTCGGACCCCCGCTTTTTTGTGATATCTTATTCACATAATAAATTCTAACCAAGGAACTAAAAATGACTAAGAAAGATGAAGTCGTTCAACACGCAAAAGAAAAATTTGGTGTGACATTGGACAAAAAACAAAAGCTAGATGATTTACAGGCACATGTTGATAAGCTAGAAAGCGAAAGCAAGACTGTAAAGAAATCTCCTACCAAGAAACCAAAACATCCTATTTGTGTTAAATCAGAGTATGGTCAAGTAAAACCATGGAATGAAAACATGAGAGAGGAATATTGGACCTTTATTTGGGACAAAGACTCTTTAACAAAAGAAGAGCAAAAAATATTAGGACTCTAATATGGCAACAATTAGGGTCATTGATGTCATTGACAGGGCAGAAGAAATCCTTCAAGACACAAGCAATGTTAGGTGGTCTCAACAATCTCTATTAAACTATTTAAACGATGGTCAAAGAGAAATAGTTTTATTTAGACCAGACGCCTCAACAACCAATGCTTCTTTTACCCTTGCAGCTGCCGCAAAACAATCTCTTCCTAGTGGTGGATTAAGGCTATTAGATGTTTATAAAAACTTATCTCCAAACTCTTCTGCAATAAGTCTTATTGAAAGAAAAGTTTTAGATGATCAGGTTGACAACTGGTATAGCACAACATCAACAGAGGTTGAGCATTATGTTTATAATCCCGTTGATCCAAAAACATTTTATGTTTATCCACACCCATCTGGTGGAGGACATACTATAGAAATTATTTATAGTTCCTCACCCTCTAATATAACTATAAGTAATTTTACAACAGACACCACAACAATAAGTTTGGACGATGTCTATGCAAATGCGCTTTTAGACTATATCTTGTATAGGGCATATCAGAAAGATTCTGAATTTGCTGGGGACTTACAAAAATCGGGCGCGTTTATGCAATCTTTTCAAAACGCATTAGGAATTAAAACACAGGCTGATGCTGGCTCTGCCCCAAGACCAGCCTCACCATCAGAGTAAGAAATGGCAGTATCAAAGAAAATAGAAACCTTGGTACCTAAAGTACGCAGAGAGGCTCCCAACTGCCCTAAATCAATTATCATTGATGAGCTAAGAAACTCATTAATCGATTTTTGTGTTAATACAGATATTTATATGCAGGAACTAACACCCTTTGTTGTTGCAGCAAATGTGAATGAATATGAGGCTAACGATCTTGATATACCTGCGGGCGCAGAGTTAAATCACATTATTGATATTTTTAGATCATCTTCAGATTCTACCGTTAGGCTTTCGCAAAAAAACTTAAGCCCGCTGGAAGCTAAAGCACAAATAGGATCGCAGTCTATTTTTAAAACATATGGAACCGGACGTGTAAAATACTATACACAAAGAGACCAAGAAAATATTTTAATTGCTCCAACCCCGGATGCCACAGAAACATTTTATGCTTTATATAGTTTAAAGCCCACAGTTACATCTACAACAATTCCATCCATCATTGCTAATGAA